AATTAGTTGTTCAACTTGTTGCTCAACTGGTTGCTGTTTATTAGTTTTCCATAAATTTTCAAGATACGCAACAACAATATTATCAGATGCATTTAATCGAATATTCATTAATATATATTATATCTATAATATAATATATAATAGTATCAATTTTTATAAATTATGAGTTTATGACATATTTTTATTTGTTTTCTTAATAATCACAATTCTTAAAATAAACTGGAAATGCTACAACATCCTTAATATTTTCTATCCCAGTAAACATCATACACATTCTATCTAACCCTAAACCAAAACCACCATGTGGTACTGTACCATATTTTCGTAAATCTAAATAAAATGATAATGGGTCTGTCGATACTCCTTTTAATTTCATTGTTTCTAAAATATTAATATAGTTATCTTCACGTATCGAACCACCAATTAATTCACCAACTTTATAAGGCATCAATAAATCAAAATTTTCACATAAACCTTGGGATGGTGATTTTTTCATATAAAAGCTCTTAATATTAAGAGGCCAATGAGATACAAATACTGGACCATTAAAATGGTCAGTCAAATAATTTTCAAATTCTGAACATAAATCTTCTCCATATACAACTAGTTTTGTTAATGTTGTTGCATTCTTTAAGATTTCAATAGCATCATTATATTTAACACGGTGAAATGTAGCACATACTATTGTATTAATTCGTTCTAGTAATCCCTTTGAAACAAACTTACCCAAGTTATTAATATCATCCATATTATTCTCTAACAAATAATTACCAACATACTTAATATAATCTTCTCCAATTTGCATTAAATCATATACATCTATAAAAATATCTTCAATCTCAAGATGCTCAAACTCAGATAAATGCTTATTTGTAGTTGAATGTTCAGAACGAAAGCTTTTATTAGTTGTATAGACTGAACCAAGAGAACAAGCCAATGCTTCTAATTGAAGTTGTGAACTTACTGTAAGATATGCTGGTTTTCCAAAATGGTCTTTATCCCAATTATGAAGAGTTGTTTTATCAATTGTGGGCAAAACTGAATAGTCTGACATATCATATTCAGTTATTTGAAATACACCAGCACCGCCTTCACACTCATTAACAGTAACAATATTGGGATTAATATGAAGAAAACCCTTCATCTCAAAAAATTTATGAGTTGCATTACTAATTGCTGATTTAATTCTAAAAATAGAACCAAATGATGAAGTTCTAGTTCGTAAATGTGCAAATTGACGTAAATATTCTAAAGTTAATTTCCCTTTTGATAATGGATAGGTTTCATTAACTAGTCCAAATAATTCTAATGTATCTACCATTATTTCAAATAGCTGCTCTTTTGCTGGAGAACGAACTAATTTTCCTGTTGCTGATAAACTTGTTCCTGTCATAATATTTGAATCAACTAGTGAATTCATAACAATCAGTTGAACACCCATAGAATTAGAACCATCATTAAGTTTAATGAAAGTTAATTCTTTTTGAAGTCTACTAGATAATACCCAACCAGATACAGTTACTGTACTTTCAAGTAAGCTTTCATAATTTAATGCAAGGTGTTTTATTTTCATTTAAGATATAAATCAAAGATAGTCTTTAAATATTTTAAAGTTATTAGATGTTGGTTTCTTAAACTGAATTAAAAGGGTTTAATACTTATCTGTACTGCCGCGAAAAGGCCTCTAATGTCAATACAGTTAGCCAAATTGTTAAGTAGCATTCTTCATTCGCTTGCTAGGCGAACAAGTCATATAATATCATTATATATAATTATCTCTTAGATATTTTAACATGATATGAACGTAAAACGTGCCGATGCACGCAATAGATAACCATCGAACATTTTTTAACTTTTAAAAATTTAAAGGTTAGTAACGGGTTGTTTTTATTTTTTTGTTTAATAAATGAAGTAGAGTTACTCCATTTCAAATCAAGAAAATAGAGTCCAACAAAGCCACTAAAACGTTTAATAATTTTTCAACTATTAACATTTTAATGCTCATTCAAACCAAATACCATCCGGAGATAGTAATATGCTAAGAATGAGTTGCTTCTGATTCAAACCAAATACCATCCGGAGATAGTAGTATGCTAAGAATCACAAATGTTTTTATAGTAAACATTTAAAACTGTTTTTGTGGGACCGGGATTTGTTCTACTACTTTTTGATTCACTAATAGTTGTTTAAATTCTCTGAAGAGATTACCGTAGACAAATCTATCACCTGAATAATTTTGTAAATATAAACAATACTGAGAATCTGGTAATTCAAATATCTCCAAACCAAAGGTGACTTTAGAATGAATGTAGCTACCAATTGAGACTTTAAAATGAAAGTAGCTAGAACAATCATAGGAAAATTGATTGCTACCAAATTTGTAGTCAATATTTAATTTCTTACAACAATCTTCAATTGTAGAACATAAATGATCTAACGGACAAGAGCGTAGAACTTGTAAGAGACGTACTTTAGAAATATAAGGTGAAGGCTTATTTGGCTTTTCTATTTCTTTGAAAGTTACAGGAGGAAAATCACCATAAGATGAAGGAACTTCAGGAATTGCTGCAAAATATATATGAGAGCCATGGGCAACTACTGTGGTAAAGGGGGTTTGGCAATTGCTCGCCATTGATACATCCGAATCTGCATGAACATCCAAAAGACCAAGGGACGCATCCAAAAGGGACGCATCCGAAAGAGTTTCAAAATTCAAGGGTGTATTCATTATTGCTTCAAAATTAATAATTGCTTCAAAGTAAACTCAATTAAAAAATTTAAATTTCAATTTTTTTATTAATTAAGCATAGTAAGATTAATAAAAGGTTAAAAAGTTTCAATATGTAAAAAAGTATAAAATATTTTGATGTTAGTTATAATATTATGAGTAGTTGCGTATTTTTTAGGTTGCAACTAGTATGTTTATAGTGTTGATTTGAAAAGTAAAAGCTTTGACTTATAAGATAAAATGATTACCATCATCTAGTCTCCTAAAGTAGGAAAAATTTATTCATGATACCACTCGTTTAGTACGAATAATTTTTTATTTAAAGGCTATCATACTAATATTAGTAATGTTTTTAGTAGATAAATATTATAATGATTCAAATTATATAACATACCATCAAGGTATAATTAATAAGATTATAGAAACATTTGACAGTCGCTCACAATTATATTCAAATATGGATAATATAATGAAATTATCTAATACTGAATTAAAACGAGTGATAAATGAATTAGAATATGGTACATGGCGTTATGCTAATTTTCAACATCTAATAGTATATGGTGCATGTGGAAGTGGAAAAGAATATTTGGTAAATAAATTATTAGAGAAAATATTTGGAAAAGCAAGTGTTGAGATTAAGGATGTTGAATATACAGTATCTGGATATTCAAATACAAAAACAAAAATAATGATAAAACAATCAAAACATCATATTATTATAGAACCTAATTCAAATGGTTTTGATAAATATTTGATTCAAGAAATTATTCAAGATTATGCAAAATCAGAATTATTAAATATATTAAAAAATAGGAAACTGTTTAAAATTGTGGTAATTAATAAAATAGATAATTTATCTTATTATGCCCAAGCATCATTAAGAAGAACAATGGAAAAATATTCAAATACATGTAAATTCATATTAATTAGTGATCAATTATCTAAAATTATAGAACCATTGCGTTCACGATGTTTAATGATAAGAGTTCCTCTACCAACTAATGAACAAATATTAGAAACAATCCTATATATATCAGAAAAAGAAAATATTACTATTAGTTATGACATGATTAATATGATTATAAATAAATCAGATAATAAGGTTAATCATGCATTATGGTTATTAGAAATGTATCGATATAATATAATGTATGAAGATAATTGGATGCAAGTGATAGATGAAATAGTCAAAATGATAACAGATGATACGATTAAAAATAATAAAAAATTATATAGTACAATTAAAAGAATAAGAGAAAAATATTATATCTTATTTATAACTAATATATCGACCCAAATAATAATAAGAAATATTATGCTTAAATTATTAAATGTTATTAATAATATTGAAATAAAATACAAAATTATTAATATAACTTCTATCTTTGAACAAAGATTAAGTCAGGGTACACGACATATTATTCATATAGAAGCTTATATTTCTAGATTAATTGAATTATTTACAAATGATAATAATATGATATCTACTCAAATGCATTTTGACACAATGGAAATATAATTTATCATTATATATAATAAATGGAAAAAAAAGATTATAAATCTTCAGAAGATTATGATTTAGATAAGAGAATAAATATATTATATAATTTATATAATTTAAATAATGTAGAAGAATATACAGTTAATCCAATAGTATTAGGACAAATAGGAATAGATGATATTAAAATTAAAGCTGGTGATAATAGTATGAAAGAAGATATACTTTCAGGTCGTTTTAAACTAATAGAATATAATGAAGATATGCATCAGATTATATTTAAAAAATATTCAAATAATTTACCTGTTACCATTAAAGTTAGTTTTTATAATAATATTGGCAAAGCCACAGATATTAATAAACTTGACAATCCTGTAAATTGTGATTCATTATTTTCATATCTATTAAGTACATTAGTATTAAATCGCAAGACAAGACATATATTACTACCCATTGTTAATATAGATGTTAATTTGAAAGATATTGAAAAATATATTAAAGAAGATGAGTGTTATAAAAAAATTAAACAATATATTAATAATAATATAATATTAGATGATTGTTGTTTACAAGTACGTGAGCATTTTTTTAGAACCATAACAATGGAAGAATATTTTAAAGAAAACACTTGTAAATATAAACCATTATTATTTCAAGTAATTCATACATTAGCAACAATACAGAATGAATACAATGGTTTCAAACATAATAATCTTATATTAAAAAATATTATTTTATATTTGAAAGGTGGTTATAATACTTATACTGAATATAATGATATTAATGGTACTTTTTATGTACCAAATCCCGGATTTGATATCAAGATAAGTAACTTTGAATATTCATTTATTCCTAAACATTATGGCAAAGAAACAGAAGGAAATGATTTATTTACATTTTTAAACGATATGTTAGAAGGTACAACAAAAATGTCATCTTATTCTAATAAATGCGATAAAGATACTCTTGATTTTTTAGAGCGAGTTATACCCAAAAAACATAGAGGACTTAACAAAACTAAACCAAATATTAAAATGACTAGTCCTGTTGATTTATTATATGATAAATATTTCGAAGAATATAAAAATAAACAATCTAAAAATAATACTGATACAGAACCAAATATTACAAGTCATATATATCTTACTGGTAGAATAGAAACATATATGGATTCTGATAATTTTTCAACATTAGGAAATCAGGATAAAATAATATCTAATACTAATATAATGAAAAAAGTTTCAAATTCACGTAATGATTCCAAGTTAGATGAGAAAGCTATAACTTTATCACGTACTATTAGAATAGATGAAGGATTAAGTAAAAATAGAATAATTCGTAAACAAAAAGGTGGTGATAATTCAGAAATACAAAGTCAAGAGTCTCGTCCCGATACTCGTAGCGATAGACCTCGTTTTGACAATACTCGTAGCGCTCGTTTTGACAATACTCGTAGCGATAGACCTCGTTTTGATGACACCCTTAATGATAATCGTCCTGATAAACCTCAATTTGAAAAACCAAATCCAATATCTGTTAGAGATATTAATGATAGTAAACCCGCTCTTCCATCATTTAAGGGTGAAAAATATAGTCCATTTGTAACAAACGAAAGACGTGAAATAAATAGACAACGTTATGATGAGAATCCAATTAGAGAACCTGCTGTTTTATTAGAACAGAAAATATATGATACATCTCAAAAACAAGCTCCTAAAAGTCAATTTCCTCAACCATTTGTTCCATTATATGATAATACTAACGGTATGATAAGTAATCTTTTACCCTACAATAATATTGCAAATCAACCTCCTATTCAAAAAGTTTATAATGTTACTCTTGCAAATCCATTAGGTAATTATACAACTCTCAATCGAATTAATGAAGATATGTTACCAGGAGATCCTAGGGCATTTACTGCATTAACAGTTTATGAACGTTTACAATTAATTAATTATTTAAGAAATACTATAATTAATAAGACTGATGGTGAAGAAATGAATATAACAGGTGGTGATAATTCCTTATTATCTTATCTTAAAGTATTAGATTTGAACCCTTATAATCGTGGTAATCCAATTGCTAAATTATCCAAAGATTTTATATTATATCGTGCTGCTTATCCAATTAGATTAGATGAGAAAACAAAAATGGTAGCTCTTGCCAAGAATACAATGGGTATGAATGTACGTATGTACAAATTAAGTATCGGTGCTTTACAAGGAGATACAATAAATCCAACAATAAATAGACATGATTTTGATGTATGGAGAGAAATTGATTATTATTATTGGGTAAAATCAGAACTTTTAAGTAAAAAAATAGCTCCTAATTTCATAGCCCCCATATTATATAAAATAGATACAAAATCAAATATTGATTGGGAAAAATTAGAAAGAATAAAATTAAATAGTAATTCTACTATTAATTTTAACGATATGGTAACAAGAGAAAATAGAATAAATAATAGATTAAATTATTCATTTGGTATAGAAACTGGAGCTGGTTTAGGACCAAGAGCAACTGTAAATTCAAATAATGTTGTTGAGAATCCTTCAAATTTAACAGCTGATAGTAAGAAAACATTAATATTATTAACTGAGGCTCCTACAACTAGTATTATAAAATGGGCTTCCTCTGATTATGAACCATTTGGTACAAAGAGAATAATGGTTGCAACAGGTTATCACAATGATGATGTATGGAAGTCTATATTGTTTCAATTAGTTTATATATTTTCAGTATTACAAGAGAAAGAAATATTTATACCAAATATTTCATTAGATAGAAACTTTTTCATTAAAGATATATTTTCAGATTCTAATGCAATGGGTAGTTGGATATATAGAATTAATAATGTTGATTATTATATTCCAAATTATGGATACATATTACAATTTGATTCTTCATATGGAGACCCAACAGATGAAGAAAGACCTAGATATGACCATAAAATATTTAGTAATATGTTTCGAGATGGACCTATTGAAAATAAAAGTATCAAATATAACATATTAGAACAATTCAAAACTTTTATGATTGCATCTAATTTTATAACCGCTATATCAAATAATGTAAAAATATCAGAAAATACTCTTGAATTAATAAAGAAAATTAGAGATTCAATTAATATTAATATTAGTGATATATTTTCTTCAGACCTATTTATTGATTTTGTTCATAATCGGGCAGGTACATTATTATTAAAATCAGAAAAAGAAAATATCAATAATATGTCAAGACCAAATTTTAATAAAGGTAAATTAATGGTATGTGAAACACGTAATCAAGAATATAAATGGGTTGTATATTTTGGAGATGGAACCAATAATTTTAAGAAACGCATTATTACAAAAGATGATAATAATAATAATATGATAATAGAAGTATTTAATAGTTCATTATTTGGTTATCCAGAAAGTGAGAGAGTATTACCTGATAGTACTAAACAATTTAAATATGATGATAATCATATATATGAAACATATACTTTGTAAAAACTTTTGTAAAATAGAAAAATATCTAGCTTATATAAATGGATAAAAAACCAAAGTATGGCCTCCACGAATTACCAGCAGCTTATTTTTGTGATAATATGAAAGCTAGTGCTATGAGAAATGAAATGATAAAAAATCAGGTTAGAATAAATGAATGTGAACAAGGAAATTTAGAAACTACATTTTTTTCAGATGAAAATATTGAATTAATAAATAAACAATTAATATTAGGTGTTTTTAAGAAAACCAATGGTAAGATTAAAATCCCACCTCAATCTAGTGCAAGTTTAATAATAGTAATGAGATATGTATTCTTAGAATTTGCAAAACATTTACCTTATAATATTATGGGACAAATAAAAGATCTTAATTGTATGGTAGTAAGTGAAATATTACCAAATATAATAACTAATGTAAATCAAAGAATAGATTATTTGAAAGAAATAGAAAATCCTAGAAAAATTTTAGAATTACCAAAAAATGTTAGTAGTAAAAATAATAGAACTCTAGCATCTACTTCTTCTATTTTATTTGGAAAATAATATTATCATATGATTAAATAATATTTAATCATATAATATAAATAAATATGTTCAAATTATTGCATTTACCAACCAATTTGATAGGTATTAATGTCTTCATTTGATTGATACATAAAGATAGTACCGCGACCTTTGGCAATTTCAACAAAATTGTCTTCACTTATTCCTACAGTAGGACCTCTATTTCCTGCGTCATCAGTGAGAAGTCTCATTGGACTATAAGCAAAGCAAGAAGGGTTAAGTTGATCTTGAGGGTTATCAAATTTTCTAATTATTGCTGCTGATCCAATAACATAATTATCATTTGTGTTTAAGGTATTTGTTTCTGATGTAACAACTGAACGTAATTTGTAGGTTTGATTACGGCATGTAATCTCAGGAGTCCAACTAACACTAGCATTATTAATACGTTCAAAACCAGATATAGCAAGTGGTAATCTATTAAGGTTAAACATCGGAGCTTGTTCAAATCTCATTATATTGGAACGACGATCAACAAAGAAAAATAATACACCTCTTGAATAAATCATTTCAGTTGTTCGAGTGATAATTGCACCATTCTCTAAGAAAGGTTGTTGAATGTTAATAATACTAGATAAATCAAATTCACCTTGTTGGTTAGATGGTAATCTGACATTAAACATAGGGATAGCAGTTACAACGGGACGAACATTTTGTTGATATGGGTTGAGTACAGATGGGTTATAAACTGGTGCAGCAGCTACAATAGTAGGGCGAAAAGAGAAGGTTGAAAGGAGTCTCTTTAAGATAGTACCATCATAACGACCATAGATTAAATCAGGGTTGTCATTTTTATTAAGTCTGCACATATCAACTGCACCTACAAAATCACGAGATGATACATTGTAATATTGACCATTACGTAAGTTTAAGACAGAGTTCCATAAGTGTTGTTGTACTTGAGCACGGTTCAATAAATCTAAGACAGTTGAACGGTTGTCGCAAACAACATCATTGGGGTCATTAGTTAATGAATAGAATAATTCATAATCAGGTTGGTTGGTTAAGTTTTCACCGCTGTAACGAGCCTTGACAATACCAGCAATATTGGATTGTAAAAAGTGTTTTTCTAAGAGGGGAATTTTGGGGAAGAAAAGAGCGGCAATAACTGGGTGAACAGAATCACCGGGTTTATGACCAAAATCAGGTTTGAATTGACCAGAGATAGCTTCAAAAGAACAATCTTGATATTGGAGTGATTGTAAAACAACTTGAGCGTGTAAGGGTCTGGATGAAGCAAATAATTTTAAGAGTTCTTGTAAGTATTTGTAATCATTGTCATTTAATTTATTGTTAAAGCCTTGGTAATCAACTGATACTGAACCTAACATCTTCATCATGTTGGTCATTGGTAACATGACTTCATTGCTGCTGATGCCAACTAATTCTTGTTCATAGATACGTTGGAATTCAGTGAATTCATCTTCTGATAAGTTATACTTTTGTTTGTATAAACGAGCCTTTTCTAATAAAACGTGGAATGGGTATTGTTGGTTTGAATACTTTTCACGAATTAATTGAGCAAACTTTTTGGCCTTTTTGCTAATATGGTGGTGTTTTTCTAAGTAAGCTCTTTGAATCTTTTCAACTAAATTAACATCATCATACTTTTGTCTTAATTTCATAAAATCATTTGAACTAATCATACCATTTGATTTACGTAATAATCTTTGTACTTCTTCATCTACTGAACCATCACGATTGGGACGATTTCTTTGATTATTCATAGCATCTGAACTTTCCATAACTTGTATATATATATTGTTATAGAAATTTTTTTTAGATTTATATTTTTTAAACATTTTTATAATTTATAAACTATTATCTGAAGATATGATCAATTTATCTAAAGATATGATCAATCTTTTTATTAATAAGGTTATGAATACAGAATTATGGATTAATAAATACAAACCACAAGATATAAATCAAATTATAGGTAATACTGAACAAATTAAAAAATTTAAAGAATGGTTAATGAATTTATCTCAAAACAAATCTCAAGGTATTATTATTTCTGGTAATCAAGGTCTTGGTAAAACATTAACTATTAAATTAATTTTAGAAAAATTAAACTATATTGTTCGGATTATTAATCCTAATGAAATTAAAGACCACCGAATTTTAGATGATTTTTATGATTATTATAATTTTGTTAACTCTATTTATTCTAAAATTCAATTTAATGATATGAAAAGTAAGAAAATAGTATTAATATTTGATGAAACAGAAAATATTACATTAACTAGCGAGAAAAAATATATTATGGATATTTATAAAGAGAACAATAAAAATAAAAGTTTTCCTCTTATTTTCATATCTAATAACCAACATTCAAAATTATTAAATGATCTTAAGAAAGGGTGTATGGAAATAAATTTTAATAGTCCATCTAATGAAGAATTAATAGGATTAATAAAAAAAATATCGGCTAAAGAAAATATAGTCTGGGAAAATGATAAATATATTAATAAATTAATATGTTTATCGCAGAATGATATTAGGCGATTAATTAATATATTTCAGGAATTATCATATCATATGATGCGTAATAATAATAAATGGTATATTACTGATAGTATTATTAATGAATTTATTAATAAATCTAGAGAAAAAAATATAGATATTGGTTTATTTGATTCTACTGGTAGAATACTTAATAATTATCTTGATTATGATACTATTATGAAATTATATGAATCTGAAAAAGTATTACTACCACTAATGATTCACGAAAATTATCTAAAAAAAATATTAAATAAAACAAAAGACAAGTGGTCTAATATTATAGGAAATATAGTTAAGATATCAGATTCATTATCACGAGGAGATAATATAGAAACTAGTATTTATACAGATCAAAATTGGTATTTACAAAATATTCACGGATTCTATACTTGTCTTAATACATCATATTGGATAAATAAAAAAACAAATAATCATTCTAATTATAAAATTGAACCTGAAAATATTAAGTTTAGTTCTGATTTAAATAAAACATCCCTTAAAAATATAAATCGTAAGAATATTATTAATTTATCAAAAATAGTTAATAATAAAACAAATGTAGAAATATTAATGTTAAATAAGATTTGTAATCATCTTATACAAAATAATAAAGAGGATGAACTTATTAAAATATTAAATGGATATAATAAGGATATAACTATAAAGGAAGTTGAATTATGTTTGAAAATAGATAAAACAACTGAATTTAATACATTAGCTTCCAAAGATAAAAAAAGAATAACAAAGCAAATAAAAAGTTAGCATATATAAAATATTGAAATTTAGATATATAATAATTAATTTTATATATCTATTAATGAATACTTCTTATTATATTAAATCACCATGGGATTCACAATGGATTGTAGCTAATGATGATATCGTGAGGCATATTACTTCTACTAATATGAAACCTACTAATATATATTATAATCATAATATTTATAATTTTGAGTTTAGTGGAAATAAATATGTAATATTACAAGCATTACCTTGTTATGTTTCAACTATTAACAGATTAACTACTTTTTATTATATAGTGGAAGTTAAGATTAATAACACGTATGTATTAGCACGAGAACACCAACGAAATGCTCTTATTAAATATGTTATGACAGAGAACCCAAACATTTGTGTACCTCATACAGATGGTGGTGATTTTAAAGCAGTATTTAAGACAGTTGATAGTAATAATTTTAAATATACGACTGAAAATGGTAATATAGTAGAGATACGACGTACTGTAGTATTATAATTTATTTATATTTTTCATTTATTTGAGCTAATGTAATAAATTGTATATTTTCATCTGAATTTACAGGATTAAAATAAAACATATCACCTGATAAATATAATAACATATGATTTAATTTGTCTAGCATTGTTTCATCATCAATTAAGATGACATCTTGAGTTAATAGAGCATAATAAAAATTCATATCATTATTAGATTCAAAAAGATGGTCTGATTTCTTTATTTTTCTAATATTTTTTAGGTGTTTTCTATCAACACCTGGAATAGAAGATGCCCAAACCCAGAGATGTGTATCAGGTTGATAAATACCATAAAAATTATAATCTCCAATAATAACAGGCATATTATCTTTTAATACAGCCATTTGTTTAGTCTTTCCTTTTTTAATAAATTTAATTTTATATTTATCTTTTGGATTTAAAATTTTTGCTATTTCTTTAGTTTGTTTACTATTATATTCTTTAATTTTATCTATTATTTTCATTATATTATAATAGAAAATTAATATATAAAATATAATTTTCTATGATACAATATATATATATATGAATAGTGATAACAAAGTGTTATTATATGTTATAATTGGAGCATATTTATTTTTTACATTTATTATGCCAAATATAGATAAAAAGCATAAAGATATCCATACTAGAGTGAAAGAAAAATTAGAAAATATTGCAATGGATAAAAAATTAAAAGATTCAGAGAAATTAGACATGAATATGTGCTCTAAACAATGTTGTAAATTTACTCAATGGCCTATACCTGGTGATGCTATGAATGGCCCTATTCCAAAAGACCAATTAAATAAATACATTGGCTCTAATTATTCCTGCAATTTTGGTTCTGGTAGTGGTTGCTTGTGTGTATCCAAAGAGGATCTTGAACCAGTAATTAATCGTGGTGGTAATTCAGCCTCGTCATTGTGTAAATAAATAAAAAAAATCTAATCTTTTATAATAAATGTCAAACTTTTTAGTAGAAACAAAAAATGAATATACAACTCATCTTAATAATATTATAACTCCTTTTATCTTTGAAGGATTACAATCAATTTATCGAGAAGCAATGCAATTAGCTGGTACAAATGATATTCTCAAGAGATTTCAAACATTTCTTAAACGCGTTCCAAAATGGAATCAAACAATGATAGAAGAGGAAACTAATAGAATTATTAATTCATCCCATAGTTACGGATGGATTAATGACCTAATAAAAGCAACATTAAAAGCAAACTTGATTGTATTAATGTATAATCCAACAAGTAAAGTTCAAACTAAGGTTAATCCTGGATTTTATCAGGATATTAAAACAACAGAATTTATTCATAAAATATATATTGAATGTGCAAGAGAATTATATAATAATCCTTATTTATTATATCACAATTATCCTCCAATTGAAATTAAACGTAATCAACGTGATTGTATGAATATTATTAAAGATTGTATAAAAGAGGCAATCCGTAAGTTATTACCTGTTAAACATATTTTACAGATTTATTTAGGAGAATCTATGGAACCAGATAAGATGAATAATCAATTTGAACGTGTTATTAGTGATGTTGAAGAAAAAAATCTAAAAAATTTAATTCATAAAGACCTCTCTAATGAAAAATCACTTGATTCGCCTCCAAAAGAATTAATCTTTAAAGAATCACCTAAACAAACTAATACTGAAGAGAAAACAATTGGCTCAAAAATACTTGGTATTATTAATAATTCACCTGTTAAAATAAATAGAACTGAAAGCCCTCATAATATTGAAATGTCAGATAGTTCTCCATTAAATACAGCTATGATGAGTTCTGTCAAACCACCGATGCCTACAAATTTTCAACAAAGAGAACCACAAGGTCCTCAACAAAAAGCAACGTTAGATGATAAACTTAAGAATATTTTATCAAAAGATTTGAATGTAAATGATTCTGATATGGAAACTAGCATCAGTTATAGTCAAGAGAAGGATAAAAATAATTATCAAGAAATATTTAGCAATTCTGCAACTGGACAAAATGCACCAGTCGCTCCAAAAAACGATTCCCTTGATAAGAAGAAATTCTTTAATAAATACTTACAATTTTAAAACGGGGACTATTTTAAATGACAAACTCAAATGAAATTTGAGTTTATTAATTCCTAACTTTGTTAGGAATTGACACGATTTAAAATTATTCTTTATAAACTTTCGCTTTCTTTCTATATTTCATCTTAATCTCTTTAATATCTTCTTTTGTTTTAGTTAATGATGATTTAAAGTAATTTTTATAAGTTTTCAATTCAATATATTTAAAAATACTATTTTTGTTTTGGGTGATTGGGATAAAGGAAGCTATAATATGAAAGGTGTTGAACCGATTATATGCAAGAGAATAAGAAGAATATTTAAGAATGCTGGGTATGAATCATATTTAATCAATGAATATTGCACATCTAAATTATGTAATTGTTGTCATAAGGAATTAGATAAATTTTTAATTAGAAAGTCAAATAAACCAGCGCGAGCGCAAGATATAAAAAAGAATAAAGGCATATTAGTGAATGGTCTTCTACGTCACCAAGACGTTAATCCAAATGGAGAGCAAGAACATGAACAAGTATGTGGAATCTACCATAATAGAGATAAAAATGCAGTTCAAAATATGATATCAATAGTAAAAGAACTAAAAAAATCAGGAAAAAGACCTTTATGTTTTACAAGAGAAAACGTAGAGGCAATTTAAATTCATTCCCGTTCCGCGACGGTTCATAGATAGTTTACTATTTATGGAAGCTAAATTAACATTAGCTGATATACCCAAATTTTTATAGTGGGTGTTAAGATTATTTTTTTTGATATAAATCGTGTCAATTCCTAACAAAGTTAGGAATTAATAAACTCAAATTTCATTTGAGTTTGTCATTTAAAATAGTCCCCGCTGTAAAAACTATATTTCTTAATTATGTTTTAATATTAGCTTCAACTACAGAATTATTTTTAGGATTTGCTTTGATTTTAATGGTAGGTGCTATCATATCTAATATTGCGTATGTGATTGAAGATATTGCGCCAATCATCATTATTTCTTCATTTTTTAAATTTATATTTGGTATATATCGTATAGAAAATATTACGATTAAACCCATTAAAATGTATTTAGTTATTTTTTCTAGTTTTGGTATATTGTTTTGAAGAGTATCTGCCATAATTATTTATAACTAGAAAAAAATATTGGTTATAAATAATTTATTTAATTATTTTCTTTATTATTTTAATGAAATTAATAATGAAACAAATTCTAATTGGAGTTTCTTCTTTTTTCATAATATTTTGGTTACAATCAAAGGAAGATAAACGTAATAATAGAGTTAGAAATACACCATATGAAAAATTTAAATTTCCCATATTAGTAGCTTCAATGATTGGATTATTATTTACTATGAAAGAATTTATTCATACTAATAATATAAATGAAATTACAATAGTGTCGCCAATTGAGGTTGAAATGCCAAAAGAGTTTATACCTATGAAAAAAACATTAGAAACTATATCTGATGTTGGTCGTAATAATAGAGTTAATTTTTCTAGAAATAGTTTATCAGATTTTGACCAAGAAATTGATCTTAGCCCCCCTAATTTTTAATTTCTAGTATTATATAATGTCAATAAAACAAGTCGGTTTTGGAGCAACAAAACTACCTATTAAAAAATTTGATATACATAGTATGGTAGACCATTGTACAATTGCTATGATTGCTAAACGTGCTACTGGTAAATCTTTCTTAACAAAAGAAATTATGTACCAAAAAAGAAATATATCATCTGCTATTGCTATTAGTAGAACTGAAAAATTAAACTCGTTCTATTCTGAATTTATTCCTGATAGTTATATATATTCAGAATATGGAAGTGATATACTGAGTAGAATATATGAAAGACAAGCTCAAATGAATGAAGATAATAAAATGAGAATTAAAGATGGGAAAAAACCAAAAGATGATTCGCTTATGCTTATTATGGATGATTGTATGAGTAGTAAGGGAACATGGCTAAAAGACCCTAATATTCTTGAATTATTCTTTAATGGTCGTCATCATCATCTCTCTTTTATTCTTACTATGCAGTATTCTGTTGGTATTCCTCCTGAAATGCGAAGTAATTTTGATTATATTTTTTTATTAGCCGAAGATACTATTTCTAATAGAAAACGTCTATATGAACATTATGCTGGTATGTTTCCAACATTTGATATTTTTCAACAAGTATTTACCGATATTACTGAAGATTATGGTATGATGGTTATTAATAATCGTATTCATAGTAAAAATATTACAGATAAAGTATTCTGGTATAAGGCTAAAAAAGCACCACCTTTTAAAGTTGGATGTAGAAAATTTCATAAGTTTCATCAAGATTCTTATGATTCGAACTGGAATAGAAGACTAGAAGTATTCAATCCGGCTGATTTAATTGTTAAAAAACGAAATAATCTAAGGGTTATGGTTGAAAAAGTTAAATAATAAATTATCTTATTCTTTTTTATCAGTGTTGATAATTTTAGGACCTGTAAAATCTTTCTGTGCAAATGATTGTACTTGATTGTTATAACTTTCTAGTTGTATATCTAGGTCCTTCTTCTTATCTTCCATCTTAGCAATCTGTTCTTCAATAGATTTCATACTAAATTCTAAACTCTCACGTTCACTATTATCTTTGGCTTTTTTGTGTTTTTTCTCTAATTCAGCTAAATTATCTTGACGAGTTGTAAGATTATCCATAATATTCTTACGAACCATCTCTGTTTTTCTTTGTTCATGATAAATCTTTGCCTTTTCTTGATTCTCAAGATAAGCCTTCATCATCTTATTTAATTCTTCATTAGCATATTCGGAATCTTTGACTGCCTCTGATTCGGGATTTGGATCAAAAGGTAGCCATTTGCCCAATTCACCAACAAATACATTAAAATATGGGTCAACTGCTTGAACCTTCTTTGCATGTTCACAAGCAAGGTCATAGGTTGCAAAAACACCACGAACCTTAATACCAGATAGGGTAGTTTTATTTTCCTTATCTGTTAGGAAGGAAAGACATACAAACTTTTGTTCAGATGGTAAGAGAGTATCTTCAGTTAAATAATCGGTTTTTGACATTAATTCTATATAACGGGTAATCTTTATATCAATTTTCATATTTAACGAATTTATGAGTTAAATTGGAATATTGCAGCGTATCAATTTTATATTTATCTTGTAAAAAAATTCAAATCTAAAAAGTTTGCTGAAAATTTAGAACACAAAAAATTTATGGTATTTTTATTCTATCTCTCTCTCCCTTGTACAAGTGTACGCTGAGAAGTGTACGTTGTAAAGTGTACGATTTATATATAGTAAAATAAATATATAAAAGATTACTATATAATTAATAGTATATATAATGAGTACACTTGAGTACACTCCGAAGAAATATATATGTAATATATGTAATATAATTTATGCGTCTAGACAATCACTATGGAATCACAATCACAAATTTCATCGAAATATGAAAGTGGAAAATGTCAACCAAGGTCAGTCGAAAGTCAGCCAAGTGAACTCACATGGTCAGCCGAAAGTCAGCCAAGTTAACTCACATGGTCAGCCGAAAGTCATCCCAAACATAATTAAATGTAGTAATTGTGAAGCTATATTCAAACATAAACAAAGTAAATGGAAACATGAAAGAAATTGTAAAAGTACTGAATTACTCTTATTGAAAGAGAAGTTTGTTAATTATGAAAAAGAGCGAAAAGAAATGGAAGAACTTTTTATAGAACAAATTAATAATGTTAAAAAAGAAACATTAGAATTATTAAATAAAACTTGTAAAATCCATCCAAAAACTCTTAATAAAATAAACAAACAACTTAATATTAACAATACATTAAATGATAATAAGGTTATTAATAATAATATTATTATTCAGCTAGGGAAAGAGAATCTAAGTAATGTCTTCACAAAGAATGAACAAATTAAAGTTTTAGAGAAAGGATATCAGTCATTAGCTTATCTAGTCCAATACACACATTTTAATCATAAGTATCAATATGAAATAAAAAATCATAGATTTTTATTTCATATTCTTAGGCTTCCAAATAAAAATTTGTGATTTTTATTTAGAACGTACCCCCAATTCAAAAATATTCTTATTACTAATTTACAAAATAATATTGCATATAAATTTAATCCAGATACAAATAATTTTGATGTTGTAAAGAAAGAAGAATTATTAAATGAAATAGTAAGCGAACGTATGTACGTTGAGAGTGAAACTCTCAACCTAAGTTGGGAAATTCTTTCAGAATTTCCCACGTACAATATTCAGGAATTTTTTGACCAATATAAGGATGAAATAACAATAAAAATGCAAAATATAATAGAAACATTTATACAAAAGATGGATAATGAAAATTATGAAACTGATAAAAAAAATGATATCAAAATTATTATATATAATAATAGTGATAGTATGAGAAACGTGCATGTGCACGCAAATACTAAGAAAACCGATGTTATTGTTTAACAATCACCATATGCACTATTTAACATATAATTTTTGAGGCATATTTTCAGGGTCTAATGTTTGATAACCAAATAATACAGATGGTTCGGAAAACATTTTCTTATATGCTTTTGATACTTTGTAATCATATACAGTTTCTTCAGAGGCAGTTGATTGCCCAGCCCTTCGTTGCATTAACATTTGTTCAGTTGTAAGAAAATTATTATTAGATGCCTTTGTTACATAAACAACCATCATAATAATACCAACTGTTAATATTATTATCGATATATTGTATATAATATGATTCATTTATTATGTTAAATTAGATTTTTATTTATTAAAGTTAATATCTATATCATATATTCCTTAAAAATGTCTAAATTTTTTTATAAGTACATATATACAATGTCGTTAGAAAACAATCTTATTACAGAATTAGAAAGAACAAACTTTAATATAAATAATATATATAATTTATATTTAAAAGAATTAAAAAATAAACAAACACCCGCTCCTACATACTCTTCAAAGCTAGTAGCTTTTATAACTCGAGAAATAAAAAAATATTTTACAAGTAGTGAACAACTCGAAAGAGAATTAGAACAAGAATCAACTGAACAGCTTCGTAAAGAGTGGAAAGTAGCAGCAGGAGGACCACCACCACCTCCACCACCTCCTCCAGGTGGAATGGGTGTACAAAATGAAGATAAAAAAAATGAAGATAAAAAAAATGAAGATAAAAAAAAGTTATTACAATTGATTTTAAAAATAAGAGATCATGACTATGATATTTATAATGATACAAAGCAAAATATAATTGCTGAATATTTTAAAATGAAAGAACCAAAATATAACTTTAGAAAGAAATATCTTAAATATAAACAAAAATATTTAGAACTTAAAAATATTTTTCAATCTAGATAACTTCTTTTATTTAAAACGGCTCATTTAAAAGAACGCTTCATTTGAATGAAGATATATACGTGGGAAAAATCATAGATTTTTCTATCCTAAATAAGTTCTTTTACTTAAAAGAACGCTTCATTTAAATGAAGATATGTACGTGGGAAAAATCTATGATTTTTCACAGCCTAGATAAGTAGTTTCACTTGAAACTACTTATATACTCCCAATTTAATTGTTTACATATCTTCTCCCATATCTGGTCATTCTCCATAATCTTATCTGGGTCTTTATGCAATGGAAAGCAATCCAATAAATGGTCGAGTTCTAATAATTCGCAAAATTTATTTAATACATAAGAGTATGATAAGAAATTTTTACGTTCTGGTTGTTTATACTGTTCCCAAGGATCTTGAATCTGAAAAAACATACTAATAAATAGTTTCTCCATATCCCGAGTAATCTTTGGAGGAGGTAAATTATTAAGTTTATTTATTATATATGCTACATGTTCATAATAAATATTATACCCTAATTTTTTTAAAATAGCTTTCATATTTTTCTTATTTAAAATAGAAAGATCGATAATACGATTCTTATTAAGTTCTCTCACAATATCAATAAAAACTTGTTCAGGAATATCAGGGCTCTGTTTAGCCTGGAATTGATTTAACCATTCTCTGAAATGATTTAATCGTCTGTAAGGTGAATAGTCTTTAATTTGTCTATCTTCATCTAAAATAATAATTTCACTATCACCACAGAAAGGACATATATAGGCACTTTCCGCCAGATCTAATATTTTTTCTATTTTACATTCAATACAATATTTTACTCGATTTGAACCATCGTCATGTTTGATTCGTATACCATCAACACGTTGACAATATTTTTCAAATAAATTGGCTCGATTATATAATTTTAAGTCAGATTGTTCTTGTTTATCTTTTTTATTTGATAGAAATTCTATTATATTTCTTTTTTCTTTTGTATCTTCTGAACTTTTATCTCTTAATTCGTAATAATCAGTAATAAGATCTCCAGCATTATCATAATAATCCATTTCTTCATAATTAGATAGAATTAAATTATATTCCGTTTCTAATTTATCTTTTATATCTAATAATTCAGCTCTTTTATTCATATCAGTCATCTTAATAATATCATTTTCTATTTGATTAATTTTATCGCGAATAGCTTGTTTGTCATTCCGTTGTTGAGAAAAATACTTTACCATCTCACGATGTTTGTTATCTAAAGTATTAGTTTCTTTAGTTAATGCTTGTTTATTTTCCTTATATTTAGATGTGCCTTTACCACCTGTACTCATTGACATCCAGCTTATTAATAATAACTATTAAGATAACTTTAAAACTATTTATAAATAATAAATAATTTATAATAATTAGAAAAAATATATAGAAAAAATATTTTAAGCAAATAATATAAAAAAAATATTTTAAGAAATATAATTTTTTATGCGTAAAATGGGTTTTTAATAAAAATAATTTAGAAATAATTTTCTATTGTATGTTATATATCTAATATGGGTGGTGGCTTAATGCAACTCGTCGCTTATGGCGCTCAAGATGTTTACCTTTCTGGTAACCCTCAAATCACTTTTGAATAAAGAGTTGAAAAGTAACACGCTTTGAATTATGTGAATAAATTCAAAGGAAAATCGTTTAGTATTTCACTTACAGAATTACACCCTTCTGTAAATACAGTTACTAGTTGTTTAGAAAGATATAATTCGTGCACAGGCACGCTTTTTAATCAGCAACACAATCAAATTGCTGGAAACCCCTAAAGCTTCTAATACTAAGTTAGTGTAGAAATACAACTAATGGCTAAGAATAAAAACTTAGGTAAAGCTAGAATAGAGATAAAATCTCTATTTACGGCTTCACAATAAAGACCTTGTCTTTTTTGTGCAGTAAAAATTTAGAAGATGTAGTTTAATTTAAACTTAAATGGGCAATCAGCAGCCAAGTTCTAAGTTATAGATAACGTGCTAGTGCACGGCATGCCAATACACGCCGTGCCAATGTACGCAATATATTTATAATATGAATGCAGTTCAACGACTAGATGTTTGTGGGTGAAAAGTTAGGTAACACTAATTTTTTGCTTAAGGTATAGTCTGGTCCCTAAGGGAAACCTTAGGGCTTGAGAAATCAAGGCAATACAAGATTAGTAATAATTTTGTTTTGTAACATCACGTTTTCAAAGTTGTCTACCGCAGACACACTAATTTCTCAGTAGAACCCATTCCCCAAACCTGGAATGGTGCTGCTGACTTTGGCCGCACTGTCACTTGCAACATCAACCGCAACGGTGATCTTATTACTAACATGTACTTAGTCGTTGACGTCCCAGCTTCTGCTGTCTCTGCCAATGCTTGGGGTTATGTTAGACGTCTCGGCCACGCTTTAGTCTCTGAAACCAAGATCGAAATCGGTGGTTCCAAGATTGATGAACAATACGGTGACTGGCTCAATGTATGGTATGAATTATCCCACAAGGTTGGCCAAGAACGCGGCTATGCCAAGATGATTGGCGATGTCCCCGAACTCAACCATGTCAGCACTAATGCTAAACCCGCATCAGTATTATACGTCCCATTACAATACTGGTTCAACCGCAACAATGGCCTTGCTTTACCTTTAATTGCTTTACAATACCACGATGTCCGTGTTACTGTCCAATTAAACAGTTTTGCCAACGTTACCAACTGGGTCGGCTCTGCCCCAGCTGCCCAACAAATGAAGGACTGCTACTTATTAATTGACTATGTCTACCTCGATTCTGAAGAACGCAAGAGATTTGCCCAAGCCTCTCACGAGTACTTGATCGAACAACTTCAATTCACTGGTTCTGAATCATTAACCTCAGTCAACAACAAGTACCGTCTCAACTTTAACCACCCCAGCAAATACTTAGTATGGGTTCCTCATTTAGACCGTTACCAATCCCGTAACTCTTGGGCTGCTCATGCTTCTCAAGCTGGCTCTTGGAAAGCTGCTGCTGACCGTCTTGCTAAGGTCCTCAACTTAGTAACTTCTGCTGTCGTTGTTGGTGCTAATAGCGTCACCATCACCCCTGCTAACTGCGTCAACGCTGCCGCTGCCTTAAATGTTGTTGACACTGTCAACACTGCTACTGCTGGTGTCTCAGCCGCTTTACTTGCCAAGTTTGATGTTAGAAATGTCGTCGTTAACGTTGATGCTGTCCCAGCTACTCTCTTAACCCTTGGTGCTGGTGCTTCATCCGCCGCTGCTGTTGAAGCTGCCTTAGCCAACTCAGTTGTTTTACGCAATGAATTAACCATGGAAGATTTATCCCAAACTCTTGCTCAATTATCAGCTGGTGCCTCTGCTTCCGGTCTTGTTGTTTTAAACGCTGTTGCTGTTTCAGTTGTTGATGCCTTCAACTATGGCAACTTTGTTGATGGCTCTGACAACCCCGTTTACAACGCCAAGATCCAATTAAACGGCCACGACCGCTTCCAAGCTTTAGATGGTGCTTACTTTAACTATGTCCAACCATACCAACACTTTAGCAACACCCCAGCTGATGGTGTCAATGTCTACAGCTTTGCCCTCAAGGCCGAAGACCACCAACCCACCGGCACTTGCAACTTTTCTCGTATCGATAACGCTACTTTACAAGTTGACCTTGGTGTTCGCAATGCCGCCGCCGCTGGTTATGCCGCCAACTACCTCGGTGCTTCATCCAACTCATTACTCAACATCTACACTGTTAACTACAATGTCCTCAGAGTTATGTCAGGAATGGCCGGCACAGCTTATTCAAATTAAATTGTTGTATATTTTATATACTATTCTACATCGCAAAATATTAATAAATATTTATTAATATTTTATTTCCGTACTTATTATCGCATACATAAAAAGTTGGCTAAAAAATTGATAAATCCACTTAAAAATATAATACATTATATATTATAATGGAGGAAAATAAATTATCAAATAAAGATAAACTTGATAAATTAATACAAGAAGGAAAAGTAATTTGTACAAATTGGGTACGTGGGTGTTTCAATGAAACAGTTGGATATAAAAAATGTCTAAATTGTAGAGAAAAAGACCGTGTAAATGATAAGAATAATCGTGATAAAAAAAAGAGTACTGCTATTGAATATAATAAATTAAATACTGAAACTAAACAATGTACTGTATGTAATGTAGTTGTTTGTAATAAAACATATAACGAAAATACAAATAAATGCATTGAATGTTATAATAAATCATTAGATAGTAATAAGGTTAGGAATCCTCGTGATAAAGTTAAAAATAAAATTTATGATATTAAAAGTGGTGCAAAAAAAAGAGATATTAATATGGAACTATCAGACGATGAAATATCAAAAATGATTCAATTAAATTGCCATTATTGTGGAGATAATGATACTGATATGGTATGTGGTATCGATAGAATTGATAGTATGAAAGGTTATATAAAATCAAATTGTGTACCATGTTGTGAACAATGTAATCTAATGAAAAATAGCCATACCCAGGATGATTTTATAAAAATTTGTGAACATATTGTAACTAAAAAAAAATTATACGATGGTAATACAGACCATTCTCTATTTATAACACCAAAAACCAGAACTTATAGTAATTATCGATACGATGCTGAGAGAAGAAATAAAGCTTTCATTTTATCAAAAGAAGAGTACACTGTATTGATTAATAAAAAATGTAAATATTGTCATACAAAACCCGCAGGTGGTATTGATAGAATAGATTCTTATGATGGATATAATAATGAAAATTGTGTTGCTTGTTGTACTACATGTAATATTATGAAATTGAATTATTCAAAAGATGATTTTATTAACAAATGTATGAAAATAACTCAATATATAAATGGAACTAATAAAATAGAAGATGATATTATTAAATTTTTCAATAAATATAGTGATAATAAGGAAGGAATTAAAAGAACTAATCCAAGTTTTCTACATTCTAAAGATTTTTATGAATATAGAAAATGGTATGGAGATATTTATGATTTAGAAAAAGTACATATTGAATTAGAATTTGTTGAAACGATAGAACAACGAGATATATGGAATTATTATAGGTGGACTGTATCTTCCTTACGAACATATAAACCAGATAACTTTATGGGACGTATTATATGTATTCTTGTAAAAGATAAACATACAAATAAATATATTGGTATTATGAGTTTAAGTTCAGACATTTTACATATGATGGAACGTGATAATTTTATTGGATGGTCACAAGATGAGAAAATAAAGAATAAAAAAATAAATCATATTATGAATCTTTCAACGTGTGTCAGTATACAACCATTTGGTTTTAATTTTAACGGTGGTAAATTACTAGCTAAATTAGCATTTAGCCAAGAAGTTATTGAAAAATTTAAAACTAAATTTAACCAGGACTTGCTTGGAATTGTAACTACTGGTTTGTATGGTAAATCAATACAATATGATAGATTAAAAGAAATAAAATATATTGGAAATACAAAAGGTAATTCTATTTTTTGGATTCCACCTGAAATAACGTCAATATGCAGAAAATATTTAAATTCAGTTCATAGTATTAATACATCATCTTATAAGAAAATGGATGTTATAACCCGTACTATTCAATTATTGGGTTTAAATAAAGAAGATATTATAGCAAGTAATCCAAAAGGGATTTATTTTGGTTTCACAAGACCAGATTCAAAACAATATTTATGCGGTACTGTTAATAAATTAAATAATTATAAATTTAATACAGCTCAAGAATTATTTAAGGATTGGTATAATAGATGGGCAATACAGAGATATATGCATCTTGTTGATACAGATAAAATTATTAATGCAATCTATAAAAAATCAACAGAACGTGCAAATAGATATTATAATATTATTAAAAATGAATTAACTGAAACGGAATATAAAAATTATATTAAAGATAAAAATAGAAAATATAATAATAAGATGAAAAAAAATATTCAAACTAATGATGTAATAGCACCGAAAAGTGAAGCGCCAAAAAGTGAAATACCGAAAAGTGAACCGACAAAAAGTGAAGCACCAAAGAGTGAACAACTAAACGAATTAGACCTACCTAATAATATATCTATTTTTAAAGATAAATCTTGTAATCATAATTTTGAATTTAACAAATCAGTTGATAAAGTTAGAAAGAATTTAAAATATAAATTAAAATCAAATAATATTCAATCTGAATTAAATAAATTTATAGAAAATGTAAATACTAAATATCCAGAATTAAAAATCCCTAATTATACCATTCAACATATTCCAGAAAAATATAAGAATATTATTAAGGAACCTGAACAGATACAAAACGACACTAAACCAGATATGCCAAATAATTTTTCAATATGTAACGTAAATGGTACTGATTATATTCAATTTTGTAAGAAGATTGATCATAAGAAACATCAATACAAAACAAGGATTAATTCTTATGACTTACAATCTGAATTAAATCGATTTGTAGATTATCTGAATGAGACTTATAAATTCGCAACTGTTTTAACTAAAGAAAATGTAACAACAAACGGATGGCGTACTACCAATAATCTTATATGCCACGATGATACTTCTGAAAAACTAGCTTCTAGAGAACGTGCGAATAATTATAATATGAAGAAACGAGAAGAAATGGGTGAAGAGAAATATAAAGAGCTGTTGCGAGTTAAAGCAAATCAGCTAAGACAAACTTATCGTAATAAGAAGGAAATAGAAATAGAAATATAATGGCGCAAGAGAAAGTCCTACTTTCTCCACCTCCATCATATAATCTATGATTACCATGTGTTCTAATGGTATTAATAAGACCTTTTGCATCTTATAAATATAATGTAGTGTAAAAAGCTAAAATTATATATTTTTAATGTGTTTAATATAGCTATTATAAATATTATGTATTGCTTTTACTTTACATTTATATCTAAAACTTTTTTCATAATATTCAATATATTTCATTATCCAATATCTAACATCCTTATATTGTAATAATATATTTATATGTTCTAATTGCCATGGTTTGCCATCTGTTCCATACAGATCTAATATTATTATTTTATGATTTTCAGCTGGATTTTCCCATCTTCCAACATAATTTATATCAATATGATGTAATTTATATTTATAATATTCTGTAAATAAATTACTTTCACTTTTACACCTTTGCACATTTAAAACGCCGAATTAACGACAAAAAAATAAACAAAAATGTAAAAATTTGGTTATAACACATCGTGAAATGTGTATGAAGTCTTAACCACTACGACAAAATACTTCTGGTCTTTTTCCAGTGTTAAATATAGATTTTACTATTTTTAACATATTTTGCACAGCGTTTTTATCTCTGTTATGGAATATTTCGCTTTTATGCTTAATAGATTGACATCTCAATATTCCATGATATAAGTCTGTTTCGCCTTTTCTTTTTGGTTTTTTACTTGGCTTTTCTAAAAACTTTTCTATTTCTTCATTACAACAATTACAAAGTTTTGATGTTCTAAATTCATTTACCAAATATGTTTTATAACCCGCATTTCTAAATATTCTTCTAAACTTTTTACATATTGTTGGTTCTTTTCCTTTCATATTATTATCACCTTTATCATAATCACCAACTACTAAAATAGTTTTATTAGGCTTACCATATTTATTTTCAAAATTTTTAATCATCTTACTTTCACTTTTTTGTGTGTTTGTAAAAGCATTTAATTTAAATTTTCTAAAAAATGATTTTTCATAATGAGTATAAAGTCGATTATTTATTTTATTCTTTTCAATACAATATAATTTAAACTTTTCATAATTACAACTTTTTGAATTAAGATTAGACAATGTTGTTTCTAAATCTTTAATACTTTTATCATCTATAAAAGTTTCTTTATTAACCTTATCAATAATTTTATTATATTTTTTATTTCTTGTTTCCAATCTTCTTTGATTTTGTGTGTATCTAAATGTTTCTAATTCATTCTTCTCATTATAAGAACCAAAATATAATAAATCGCTCATTCCGGGATCGGCACAAACCACCTTCATATTTTTTAGTTCTTCGGTAATTTCTGTTTTTTCAATGTAATTAATATTTTCTTCTTGACAACATTTTTTATTTTGATATGTTTTTGATAATGGCTTACCATTTACATCTACACGAATAAATAGAATACATACTGAAATACCATCTGTTCTTATCATATGACTGAATGTATATTTTTTACCTTTCTTAAATACTCTTTTTGATAAATCAAAAAATTTACTCCATAATTCATTATATTTATTTTCTTTTTTGTATGTTTTTAAATATTCACTTGTTGCTTCATCACCTAAAAAATTACTAATTAATGCACAAGTATCAATACAAATATTTTTAGGGATAATATTAGTTCTTAATGGTAATACATTGAATAATCTTATTTGTTTTTCTTCTTTGTCTATTTTTACATTATTAAGTTTTTCTAATTCATTACAAATATAAAACATAGCATGTAAAAAGTATTGAGTATTTGATTTAAGTTCATAATAAATATTATTTTCTTCAAATTTATTTTTATTTGGAAACAATTTAATTCGTTGTTCTATTATCCATTTATGATATTTTTCATTACTTGTTAAAGTATCAAATGAAACTAAATCCTTCTTAACTTTATTTATATCTTCATACAATGCTTTACGTAATTGCTTTCTTAATTCTTTATCTTTATTTGCTTTTGTTATTTCATCACGCTGTTTTTTAACATCAAAAATAATATTGACATATTTATTAAGATGGTCTATAAAATGTTCTTGAATATTATTATTAATATTTGTAATCATATCAATCGCTTCATATGCCAAAATATAACTTAATTTATCATAATAAAGTATTTCACCATCAATAAAAGTTTTAGAATAATGTTCTTTATAAAATGTTGTTAAAGTCTTTAATTGTTCAGGCATATTATCATCTCTATAACCTCCTGAATTACATTTTCTTTTAGTAATTACCTTAAAAATATCACAAAT